TTGCGCCGATCGCGCTATGCGAGTGCGTCCCTTGCATTATGGTAGGGAAGACCATCCGCGTCATGTACCATGGATAATGGAGTAAATACAGGGCGTTTGAGTGAATAAAAAAGCTCTTCAGGAAACCATGAGATACCGAACCAAGTATGAAAATATGATAGTAATATAATGACTTTAAGTTAGTCTTGAAAATATCAAAAATTCATATTTATTTAGGTCAAGGTGGTTCATAGTTTATAACTATGTGGTTGAGGGCTGGCATTTGACAGACCTGGAGTTTTTGTTGGATTTTTAACTTACTGCCTTTGTATGCAGAATATAAAATCTTTCTCGAGTGTATCAGACTGGCCAAGGTACATTTTAAATCCAGCTACTTAAACAAACATGAGTATACAAAACAATGATTATTAAAACCCAGACAATAACCAAATCTCTGGGGGTGGGCTTTTAAACCTTTCTTTCCCCACTGCAAGGAGTAGTGAACCTTGCGCCACTAAAAATGGCATTTATTGTTTATATAATAGCGCGTAAGTGCTTAAAGATCTCGAGTTAACTGTTAAGCTTGAGTAACATGTAGAGCTACAAAATAATGTAGCCGTTTAAGGTCCTTGGTAACAAGAGGCTAAAATTGAATAAACCCATGAACCATTCATATAAGAATGGAAGGTAGAAGATATTCCAGATTAGGAAATCGAAGATTTGTTGATTAATGCTTAGCACATAAAAGACTTGAACTAGGAAGTATAATTAATTAAAATTGATTTCCCTTAGGTAACTATATGTTAGTTATTTTAGATTTATAAGGAGAGTTAATATTATAATTAGTTTTATGACTTAAGGAAATTTATTTTGATGCTTTGTAAAGTAGTTAGATTTAATTTCGCTGAACGTAAATTTATTACTCAAGTAAGTAATAGTACTTCGCAACAACTAACTAGTTTAAAAACAATCTCTGATTTTTTAAAAAAGAATCATAAGACGGAAAATGGGAAAGTCTCTGTAAGAAATGTGATATCTTTTATAAGATCACATGATATATTACTTTAAAAATCAAAATTGCCTGTAGAACAAAGAAAAAAAGAATCATTCATATAATTTGCTATGAGAGTTGTTACAAACTCAAAAGCTGGTCAACTCCCAAAGGGAGACCAAGCTTTTACTGAAATATATTTTTAGTATTTGTGGTAGAATGATATAACTAAGGCAATAGATTGGAGGACTATATTAGAAGACCCATTATTTAGTGATATTCACTAGGGTAAAGTATAGTGCCTAAACTATACAATAAAGTAATAATAGTAACATGGTAAGTACATTCGTTCTTATTTGTTCTTAAACCCTCTGCCATTGGATTATAAACTTCTCTCTGAGATAGTATATTAAAAGTTCAATTATTAATTAAATAATCTAGACGCTGAAGAATGTGTCATAATTAATGATTTTACTGCTATTTATATTAAATCAAGATAGGCAGACAATCTAATAGGTATGTAATAAAAAGAGAAAAAAGAGAATAGTAAAGTAATGAAAGGGAAAGCCATAGCTGTAAAGAATGAGTCAAAGAATATGAAGAATAATGTACAAAATTCTCAATAGAAAAAGAAATCAAGTTAGCAAAAAGACACTAAGAAGAATAACACTAATCAACAAATAATTAAATAAGGAGTTGAGAAATATTATTAAACTAAATCAAGCATAAAATTTTCAAAAGGAGCTAGTTATTTATACTCTGATGCTGAAATAGTTGATAATAATAATAATCAAGTTACCTTAATTAGTGTGCCTGATTTGAATTAGAGAGCTTGTACAGTAACTACGTTATTATTATCATACTATAATAGATAAGACATATTTACGTAGTTTATAAGGGGTGGTAAGACCAGCCATTTTAGACCCTTATCAAATGTTTATAAAACCTTAGTCCCTGATTTAGGTTTTAATTAAAATTAATGGTCATGGTGCTAGTGTAAAGTAAATTAATTAGACAGAATCGCTAAATTTATGGATTGTAAGGTAAAAGCAATAGATTTACGTTCCGAAACACTAGAGGGTTGGCAAGAGATTGATATCTTCGCTATAGCACCCGACGTAGACGATTTATAATACCACTTTTTTATTAACCCAAATAGCATAGATAAGTTAAAAAAGAAAAAATTATAATAAATTCCAGAGGTCTAAAAAGAATAAATCTTTGAATAAAAAATCTTCGTCGTAAAACCCTAAGTAATTGAACAATAACCATCTGAGAATGTATAAGCTTAGCAGATAGAACCCAAATTAGTAGAATAGATAGTCCTTAAGAAAGACGATTCAAATGATAGCGTAATTTTAGACATTGATAATATGATGTTCGAAGATGATGCTGTAGAGAGAATTGAAATTCCAAAAAATAAACATAATGACTATATTCAACTAAATTAAGGACAATAGTAAGAGTAATAGATAAAAACTAAGTAGAACACTAAACCTTAATCTACTAAAGTCTTGGGACAATTCTAACCTGTTGAAGAAAATAAGTCATAGAGTGGTATGAAGAAAATTGCTTCTTAGTCTACTAGAGTGAATTTTGCTAGTCTTAATAAAAGATTTATTGCTATGCCGTCTCACTAAAATTTATCGGTGTAATGGGTTGAAGAAGGACATGATTCTCTAGTTTAATTTGCTTTTGATTACTGTAATTTTAATAAATATGATGGACAAATAGCATTCAATGTGGTAAGAGGTTAATAATTTGGTGCATTATATTAGAATGAAGGTAGATATTAACTGGAAAGCGATAACTTTTGCACTATGGTTTTCAAGAGGAAGAAAATCTAAATGGAATATGTAACTATACCCTTTGACATTTAGAATGATGGTGTGAGCATTCAAGTAGATATAGGGTACAACATATAGATGATAGTGGTAAAAGATCATGAGTAACTCTAAGAGTTTAGAAAATTTGAATACTTGCGATAGGTTACGACTTAACATTATGATGCTCAATACGCTTCCTCGTATGATATTAAAACAGGTATTCCAGCTAAGTATGCAAAAAATTTGACGATTACTAAAATGATGGAAAAGTAAGCATTATATTATCCAACGGGTAAAGAGGTCGAAAGCAAAATATATAGCACTATAGTTTAATCTATGCCATATTATTGCAAAAAGTCCTCAAAAACTGACAATGAATAGAATATATGTGATCCTTATGGTGAACTCATGAAGGAGTGTACGGTTGCCTTAGCCTTTTCGTTTAAGAATTCCGAAAATAGAGCTAATATATATAAGGAGGTTGTATAAAATGAGCAAACCTCTTATTTTAATTTCTACATAGCCACAATCAATTGGTATCTAATTACACAAATACTAGTCAGTTTATTGTGTATATTGTTTTATTTTGTAGACAAAATCTGGTTGTTGGAAGAATTCTTTGCGCTTGTTTTATTCTTAGAATAAGTGTTTCTATATTCACTATAGTATAAATTTATGATTTTGATTACTGTAGTGTTTAGTCTCTAGTCTTTGAGGATTTGTTTCAGAGAACGATATGATCGATATAGAAGTATTATCGTTAGGCTTAGTGCTTTTTTCATTTAGTGTATATTACTATTAGTTTATAATATATAGATGTACATTCATTAGAAAATCATAATTATGTATTAGCATCTTAACAATATTTATATTTGTCTTAAACCATGTTTAAGTAGCACATTTGTTAAGAACAAGATTACTAAGCGTCGAGGAGGAACAATTGGTTCAATTTAGAGAAGTCCTCTTAGCTCTTCTTTTGCACATTAAAGAAAAGCTATGTATTATGAAGCTAAAGATAGGAATTATATCAACATGCCTAAAGTTAGATTTTTTGATTAATTTGCTGAATAGATAGTTGATGATTCTTCAGCCAATTTGTTTGATTATTACAAACAATTTTGCAGTTGTGAAAAATTCTAAAAGAAATAATGTGTGCTTAAGAATTAGCCCCAAATACCTCTAAATAACATAAGTTTTGTTAGCTGTCCAGTTAATTAGGTAGCAGCAATTGTAGGTAGAATGGGCGCAGGGAGGGTATTACCAGACCCTGATACACTACGTGAGTTATAAGATTTTTTAGAAGAAACTTAAATACTAGAAAAATTGATAAAGAAAATTAATTCGTACAAACCAATTAGTATTTAAGAATATTTCTTACACGTAGCAGAAGCTGACAGTAATAAGTCCCAGAAATATAGAAAAGCATATGATAAATTTTTGTAAACTATGAAATATGATGATTGTATGACTTGTTTTGTTAAATTTGGAGAATATAATTTAATGTCTGCTGATAAAGACCCTTCTACTAGTTCAAAAAGGGCACGTTGCATTTTTAACCCTGATGATGTGGTTAAAGCAATTGGAGGTTGGGTTTCATATAATATGATGCGTGGTTTGAAGACTTTTGACGAACCATTTTATGTTGGAGACCTAGACTTATAAGGAAAAGAATAACTCTTTACTTAAGATTACAAATCGGTTGATGATCCAGTTTTTGGAATGAACGATGGAGATAGCCATGACTCCAGGTAATCTTGGTAGTTAATTGAGATGATTGATAACTACGTTATTAGTAAAACCATAGATCAAATATTAGATTCTAATTAGGAATTAAATGAAGAACACAAAAAATAGTGTAAGAATATGGTTTTAGACCTTAAAGGTAAGTTTAGAGTTTATTGGAAAGTAGGTTAGAAGAAAAGGAATGTTCAAATTAACGGTGAGTTGTACGGTACCGTTTTTTCTGGGCATCCTACTAGAACCACTTTTGGTAATACTTTGCGTGTCGTGGTATACAATAAATTCGTGTTGTATAAAGCCGGTTGTCCAGAGCGTAATTATAAGCTCCATGTTAATGGGGATGATACATTACTTATGTTCAGTAAGCTTTATAAGCAGCTAATTATTGATAGTTTCAACAAGTATTATTTTAATGTTTCCTAATAAGGTAGTCACGTAGCAGCTGTTTATGGTTTGGGCTAAGGAACTAAAGGATTTGAAGTAAATGATAAATATTTTAGTTATTTATCTTTAAATGGACTTATAATTCCATCCGTTGGTATAAAGTTGTTTCGTAACTTACCTAGAATACTAATTTAGCAACAATTATCTGATAGTCTTTATCCCTATAAATGTAATAAAAAATTTGAAAGTCATAGGCTATAGGAACTTGAGTAATCTTCACTTAACTCTATACACTTATCTGGGCATCAGTTGAAGTTCATATAAAATTTAATTTAAATCAACGGATGTGTATCTAAGTCTCTAAAAGTAATTAATTTATCTCATGGTGATACGCACGTGGGCTTCAATTACTAAAAGTTATAGTTTAGTTCTAGTTCATCTTATATTGATAATGAGTACTTTAGTGAGGTAACTTAAAATATGGGTGATATTAAACTATAGTATGGAGAATATGAATAAATCTGTACTGAAGTTTTATAGAGTAAGTATTTAACCATATCGTCTTGTTACTATGATAATAGGTCGTATAATACTCAAGATTAATATAAAACGCCACATTATTTGCATGAATAATTGGTAGGATGTATTAACCGTAAGGTGGTCGGTGGAGGTAACCATTAAAAATTAAATTTGACTCGTCAACGTTAATAATTTAGTGTTGAGTTTAGTCTGATAAGCTAAACTAAGAACCTAACGGGAAAAAAATCTTATTGCTACTAAATAAAAAACAAAAACCCCGAGCTCGGGAGGAAAGAGCAACCATGGTCAAGGAAAAAGAACTGTTAATTAAATGGTGAATAATTAACTAGCACAACCAACTAAGAAACAAAGAATTATGCAATCTGCAACAGCTTTATATCATAACGGGAAGTATCCGAGTATGGAATTAGCGATGACTATAGCTAGGGAAAGAATAAACGGTGAGCATAATTCGGGGAAGGCTAAGGCACCCCACTAGACAAAGAAAGCTTTGTCTAAAGGACCTGTATAAATACCTTGTAAAGTAAAAGTTCAAAAATTAAATACAGGTTAATTATTAATAGGATCAATTACTTATTTAATGTAACCTAGAGGAGCCAATGCTCCCATAGGAATGATACCTAAGAAATATAAAGACCCAAACAGAAAGAAATAATTTAAGTAGAAGATACCAAAAGAATTGACAAATTCGTTTGTATATAGTGTCCTTAAACCTTTCAAAACTGACCCTATTAAGCCACCCTATGATTTCCCTTTAAATAGCTCTATAGTAGAATAAACTTTAGAATTTAATTTAAAAGCGGTATTGGGTACAGGTACTGGTATTATACCTACGGGTTAGTATGGAGTTATTATGTGTGTTAATCCACATGCATTTAATGATTTCAAGATTACTACTAGCAGTAACGTTCCCATATAATCGAGTGTAGGTGGTGGTTTAGCTAATACTAGGTTTATTAATATTTTTGGTTAGGGAACAGGACTGGCAGCTGATGTTATCACGAATTTTGTTTCACCGTTGTCAGGGAAGTAAGGTCCTAATAATAGTGATACTGCATTCTATTAGAGCGCAAAAGTTGTAAGAGCTGTTATAAGGGTAATACCTGTGTCTCCTTAAATTACCAGAGGTGGATATATATAAATGGTTTAGATACCTGGTAACGATGGGATCTTAACATTAGCTAACGGTGTGTTTGGTAATTCTGGAATTTAAACTTCAGTTCCTAAACCATCGCAAATAAGAAATTATTCCACTTCCTATGAAGCTACAAATGCTAGTGATTAAGTTGATCATTAATATGTTTGGGTTCCAACTGACTTAGCAGATTCTATATTTAGATAAGACTATGTAGATATAGCTATGACAAGTAATAATGCTAGCACGGCCAGTACAGCTGATAATGAAGCTTTTACTTAACATTTCAGAAACTAACTTTGGTTTTAATGCATAGGTTGTAATGCTATTGATGAATTTAGAGTAGAAGTTAAAATCTGTTATGAGTTTATACCCACTTTATCTTTTAAGATATGGTCTAATGTAGAATAGCCTAGAGCTTCTAATTAAGACTTATAAGCACTGAGAGACGTTGTACAACATATACCTTAAGTACAAGCAGATCAAGAAGGACCAACTTCAATTTTTGGTTCTCTGGTTAAGTTTGGAGTCCGTACAATGACTAACGCTTTAGGTGGAGGAGTTATAGCTGATTTAGCTGGCTCAGCACTTAGAAATTATATGTCAACTAAATTTTGATTTTAATGTGATTCATTATGTTTATTATTATACATTATTATATATTAGTTACATTATTAGAAATAGTTCCGAATTTTCTTTTTCTTTTTTATTTATATTAGGATTATTGCATCGGATAAGATATTAATCTTCGATAATCTAGGTAGTTCCAAATTAGGACTTCCCGTTATTTCTTACAAGAGATAATGAAAGACCATTGTAGAACCGTAGTGGCCTCCTCGATATTAAGGAGCGTGTATAAACCTATATATCACATCTTAGACGACTTAAACTCTAAGGTGATAGGTTAAGTACCTACTGTTGTAGTGTTGGTTCCGAATTTTCATCTCGACTCGATGAAAGAGGATCGCTCCCCGGTGTCACAGCCGCACAACAGACC